AGGCAAACAACCCGCGCCCGCACTTGCCGATGGGTTCCGAACGTTCAGACGGGTCAACCGCTGATAGTTTGATGGACAACGCGCCCGGTGCAGCTGTGTTGGAAGGTTCGGTTCCTATCCGTTACGAATCCGTCCCGTTCGTGGCGGACAAATCGTTTATGATGATGGAGTTTCTGCAACAGCAGCAGGAAGACCGCTCAGGCATTAGCCGTGCAGGGCAGGGACTTGACGCCAATTCCATCAAGAAGTCTGGCCAGATGACGGCAACTGAAATGTCGTTGATTGCATCTGGCAAAAACGCACGATCAGAAATGATTGCGCGCATCTTTGCCGAGACTGGCGTTAGCGACCTGTTCAAGATTGTGCTGAAGTTGCTCAATCGCCACCAGCCCAAAGCAAGGATGATCCGCCTTCGCAACCAATGGGTGGAGATGGACCCGCGTATGTGGAATCCAGAGATGGATTTGACCATCAATGTCGGCCTTGGGATGGGCGAGCGCTCCGAACAGATTATGCAGGCCGATGCCATTTTGCAGACGATGGCTGAACTGGCGCAAAGCCCATATGCCTCACTGGTTAGCCCCGACAATGTGTTTAACGCGGTCAAGCGCAAATATCACGCAGCGGGCATCAAGAATGTCGATGAGTTCCTGACCGAACCGTCCGAAACGCCGCAGGAAGACAAGCCAAGCCCTGAAGAAATGAAGGTGCAGGCCGAAATGCAAATGCAGGCCGCCAAGCTACAGGCCCAGCAGCAGGAAGCGCAGCAGAAACAACAATTGGCGCGCGAACAAGCTGAATTTGAAGCGCAACTGGCACAGCAAAGGGCGGATGCTGAATTTGCACTGGCAGAACGCAAGATGGCACAGGAAATGCTTTTGGCGCAACGCAAGATGGAAATGGAAGAGGATTTGGCCGAGCGCAAGATGATCTTGTCCGAACGCTCGACCGAATCCAAACTGTCAACCAACCGCCCTGGTGGGGATTTATCCGAATGAACCTGTTTGACCGCAGAGCAAGGGGCGTTCGCGCCCGTCTTGCATTGGAAGACAGCGTTCTATGCGAAGTATTCAAGGAAGTAGAAACTGACATTCACAACGCTTGGGCGGCGGCAATGACTGAACGCACACGCGAGCGCCTCCACGCCGAATTACGTGCGCTGGCCAAGGTGAGAAGCAAGTTAGCGGAAATGGCGTCACACGCGCCCCGCGACTGACCCTACAACAATCTAAGGATTAGACATGAGTGACACTGCCCAGCCAGTAATGGCAGCAGACCCGAACGTGCAACTTGCGAACGCTGCAGAGGCTTTCAAAGCCTTTACCAGCGAAGAGCCAATTGAACGGCCCCGCGATGACAAGGGGCGCTTTGCCCCCGCAGAGGGCGAACAAAATTTGGACGAAGGCGAACTAGAGCCGGAAGCCGAAGACGATGTTGAACAGGAAGCCGAAGCCGAGGCAGACGATGAGTCCCAGCCAGAGCCGGTGGAAATGCCGACATCGTGGAGCAAAGAAGACGCCGAACTGTGGGAGTCGCTGCCAGCAGACGCGCAAGGCAAGATAGCCGAGCGGGAAGCACAGCGCGAACAGGCGGTCAATCAGAAGTTCCAAGAAGCCGCCAACGTCAGGAAGACCTTTGAGGCCGAATTGACCGAGGCAAACGCCAACCGGGATGCTTACAAAGCGGCTATTGATGACGTTCTGTCATTGGTGTCGCCTGTAAAGCCCGACCCCCGCGCCTATGGTGCAGGAACCGGAAACTACAACCGAGAGGCTTACGACTTGGCTGTTGTTCAATATGAACAGCAATCGTCATTGGTCGCGCAACTGCGGCAGCAGCGGGAAGACATAACCGCCCAGCAGCAAGCAGATGCCGAGCGCGCATATCAGGCAGAAATTCAGCAGATTGAAACGGTCGCAAGGCCGCGATTTATTGCTGACGTTCCTGAACTAACCGACCCCGCAAAGGCCGGTCAGGTTCTGTCGGATATTGTCAACTATGCAAAGCAAGCAGGCGTTCCAGAGAGCGTTTTTGAGGCGGAAAACCTCAACGCAATCACGTCTGCCGAACTGCATCTCGCGTGGAAAGCGATGCAATATGACCGCATCAAGAGCGCGCAAGGCGAGGTGAAGAAAACACCCGCGCCGAAGCCCGCCCAGCCAGCAGTGAGGCCCGGTGTAGCCATTCCAAGGTCTGCAACCAAAGCGACGGCAGTTCGGAAAGCAAATGAACGATTGGCCGCAGAGGGCAGCATCGAAGCCGGTGCCGCTGTTTGGAAAAACTTTCTTTAAGGGATTTTTGAAATGACTAAAGTTACAGGCGCGATGGCCACGTATGACGTGACCACGAACCGCGAAGATTTGGCGGATGCGGTTTACCGTATTTCGCCCGCAGACACCCCGTTTATGTCGGCAGTTCCCCGCGTGAAAGCGACGGCTGTTCTGCATGAATGGTCAACCCATGCGCTATCGAGCATCAACACGACCAACGCCCGCCTTGAAGGTGATGCGCTGACCCGCGTTGCATCGACCGCGCCCGTTCGCCGTCAAAACTACTGCCAAATTTCAAGCCGTGATGCGACCGTAACTGGCACGCAGCGGGCTACCAATCCGGCAGGCATTGATGACATGATGTCTTTCCAGATGTCGACAAAGTCGCTTGAACTGCGCCGCGACATGGAAGCCATCCTGCTTGGCAACACCGGCCAGACTGCGGGCAACACCACCACGGCTCGGACCCTGCGTTCGTTCAACTCGTGGATCAATGGCAACGGCTCACGCGGTGGCACTGTCGCTGCCGACGCAACTGCCGCAACCGCGGCCGCTCTTGACGGCACGGCAGGCGTTCTGCGCACCATCACGGAAGACTTGCTTAAGGACGCAATCCTTGACGCGTTTACCGATGGCGGCGAGCCGAACCTTGTTCTGGTCGGCCCGTTCAACAAGCAGAAGTTTTCGACCTTCACTGGCCGTTCGACTTCGCAGGTTGTCGTGCGTCAGGACGTTGTTGACGGTGCGGCTGAACTGTATCGCTCGGACTTCGGTGTGCTGAAGGTGGTTCCGAACCGCTCGCAGCGTGACCGTGACGCGTGGATTGTTGACACGACCAAGGTCGCTGTTGCTGGTCTGCGTATGTTTGAGCCGCAGGAGCTCGGGCGAGTCGGGGATGCGGTGACGCGCGACATAATTTCCGAATACACTTTGGAGATGAGAAACCCAGACGCCCATGCGTTGATTGCAGACCTAGTGACGAGCTAATTAACGCTTGATAACATTTAACCCTTCCAGTAAAGTGGTAGCCCCACAACTGGAAGGGTTATTTATGAAAATATGTTCTGAAGAAAATTGCGGGAGTGAAGCAAGGGCTAGAGGTTTATGCCCGAAGCACTACCAGCGCTTAAAGGCGCATGGCTCTACTGGCGGCACTATGCGCACACACGCTCCTTTGCTGGAACGTTTGTGGCGTAGGATTGATGTTAGGGACACTAACGATTGCTGGCCGTGGACTGGCGCTACAGTGCGCGGTGGTTACGGTTCAATACAAATAGGCGGCAAGGGCTCCAAGGGTTCTGTCGCTCATAGGGCATTATGGGCTGAATTAAACGGCCAAATTCCTGACGGCCTTGTTGTGATGCACAGATGTGATAACCCGCCGTGCTGCAACCCAAGGCATTTGAAATTAGGGACGCCAAAAGACAACACGATGGACATGATGGCCAAGGGTCGAAGAGTGACATGTGTGTTAAATGGCGAGAACAACGGAAAGTCAAAACTAACTGCTGAGAAGGTTCGTTACATACGGACGAACTCGGCGCGAGGCTGGCGGGCGCTGTCGAACGAATTAGGCTTAGATTACACGACCGTCAGAATGGCTGGCCTAGGCAAGTCATGGCGACATGTAACATAATCCTAGGTCCCTCTCCCTAGGCCAACTGGCTCGCTTCGGCGGGCCTTTTTTATTGAGGAAACGTATGAGCATTGCACATTTACTCGACTTCATACCGGAGCAACGCCGCAAGACTGTTCACCATGAACAGGATGGCAAGTTCTGGATTGAAAGCCGCCAAGACGTTGAGCCAATTATCGAGAACGCCAAAATGCTCTCAGAGCAAAAGCCCGGCAAAGACTTCACGCGGGTCGCATTGATACCGCTTTCCGTATTGAACCAGTCATTCACTGAGGGCTGGTTTGATGACCCCGACGCTTGGAAAAAATGGGCGAACGACCCAGCCAATCGGGATTACCGCACCACCAAAGGCACCATCTGAGAGGGATTTTTATGCCAAGTCTGAAAATAGCCATTTGCACGCCTTGTTACGGCAATCCGGAACTGATGTTCTCGAAAAGCCTGCAATGCGCCATCAAGCATTTTTACGAAGCCAAGCTGACCAACTCGGAAGGCGAAGAATACGAAAAAGAGGTTGAATGGTTTGTCGTTAGCAATTCAATGCTGACCGAGAGCCGTCACATGCTTGTTGCTGAAGCGTTGAATTGGGGCGCTGATTACATGCTGTGGGCCGATGCCGACCATGTTTTTCCGCCTGACACGATTTGCCGTCTATGGGCGCGCAATGTGGCTGTTGTTGGTTGCAACTATGCGCGCAGGGGCACTCCTACCGCCCCGACCGCTGCAAAGATTGTCACCGATGATGACGGCGAAGACCACAAAAACCTTTGCTATACCACGATGGAAAAATGGCACGATAATCTGCTTGAAGAAGTTGACCATATGGGCCTGGGCCTGTGCCTTATCCGCATGGACTGCTTTGATGCGCTTCAGGTCAAGGCGGAGGAAGAAGGCAAAGACACCTTCATGCCGCTGTTCATGTTCACACCGACCGACAACTTCCAAGGGATGATTGGCGAAGACGTTTATTTCTTCAAGAAACTGAAGGCGGCGGGCGTCCCTATCTACCTTGACCACGGCGTATCGTGGGAAGTCGGCCACATTCACAAGATTGTTCTGACCAATCACCACGCGGTCAAACAGGAACAGGACTGGATTGCCCACGGTGAAAAGCGCGCCAAGCGTTATGAGCCTGCAATCGAGCGTCTGGAAACATTGGAGACGGCATAATGGCTGAGGATCCGGAAAACTGGACAGAATTGAAAGCATCGGTTGCCGAATGGTTGAACCGTAGCGATTTGACTTCCAAAATTCCGGAGTTCATTGCGCTTGCCGAACGCAAGTTCAACCGGATTATCGTGACGCCTGAGCGGGAATCGACCGCAACGGCGTCACTGTCCGGCGAGGCTTTGGGTCTTCCCACAGACTTCTGGCAGCTTCGCTCGGTGCATCTGACGACCGACCCGCGCCAGCCCTTGATGCAAGTATCGCCTTCAGTGCTGCGTTCGGAATATGCCGACCAGACCACAGGCAAGCCAAGGGCGTTTGCCATTGAAGATGGCCAGTTCGTCTTTGGGCCGTCACCTGACACGACTTACACGGTCAAGATTAGCTATGTTGCAGGCATCCCGCCTTTGAACGCTGGAACGGCGTCCAACTGGCTGCTGGAAAAGCATCCTGATATTTACATCTATGGCACATTGCTGGCCGCTGAGGCGTTTCTATGGAATGATGCGCGGCTTCCAATGTGGAAGAACGCAATGGATGAGGCGATTGCCGAGTTGGTGGATGCGGGCAACCGTTACCGCTATTCAATGCCCATTCGCCTGCGTTCACCCATTGTGGGTTGGGGCATATGATTTTTGGAGAGTTCGCCCCCGATAAGGCGAAGTCCGGCAATCCGAATATCCTCACTGAATGCGAGGGCGTTTATCCGTTGGAAGACGGCTATCGCCCTGTTGGACAGTTCACAAAGCTGTTTGATGCCATCGCAGCAACGCCTAGGGGCGGCGCTACGTTTACAAGCCCCGCTGGCCTGTCCACAATCATAGCGGGAACATCGACTAACCTTTACAAAGCCTTTTCTGGCGCGTGGACGTCAATAGGGGCGGGCTATAGCTTGACGGGAGAGGCCCGCTGGAGGTTCGCACAGTTTGGCGGGTTGGCCATTGCCACAAATGGAACCGACCCGATGGTCAAAATTGACCTGACAACCGACACAGTGTCAAATCTCGGTGGAAGCCCGCCAAGGTTCGAGACGCTTGCTGTAGTAAAGGATTTTCTGGTTGGCGGCGTCCGCAATAGCCAGATTATGCACCTTGGCTGGTCTGGTATTAACGATGCGGAATGGTGGGCTGTAGGCCAGCGCCAAGCTGACTTGAACATATTGCCCGATGGCGGTCGGATTAACGGCATTCTTTCTGGTGAATACGGGATTATCCTGCAAAGGAACTGCATTCGCCGGATGGATTATGTCGGCGGGAATATCATTTTCGAGTTCAATGTGGTTTCGACCAATACCGGCTGCGTTACACCTCATTCGGTCGCGCAATGGGGCCGGATAGCCTTCTTCCTGTCGGATAATGGCTTTATGATGTGGGATGGCAGTCAAGCCATCCCTATCGGGCAAGAGAAAATCGACCGCTGGTTCGCGGCGCAATATGATGTGTCCGACTGGCCCAATATGTCGGCGGCGATTGACCCTGTTAACCGCGTGGTCAAGTGGTCGATGGGTGACAAGATTATCAGTTACCATTGGGATTTTGGCAAGTGGACTGTCATCCCCGTGGTTTCGTCCATTATCTTTTCGGGCGTTACAAAAGCTGTTTCGATTGATGAAGATTACACCCCTGACATGCCGGATGACACCGACATTGACGGCGTGGGGCTTCCGACATTGGATGACCCTGTTTTCCGTGGCGGCGACCCGCTGCTTTATGTGTTCAATTCCGCCCGAGAATTAGGCAATTTTGACGGAACGCCGATGGCTGCAAAGTTCACCGGCATTGATTTGGAATTGTTTTCAGGACAGCGGGCAATGCTACGCAACGCGCGGCCTGACTGTGACGCAACCAGCAATTTGACGCTGACGCTGTTGGGCAAACAGCGCTTGGGGGACGCAGGGAGTTCAACAGCCTTCAGCAGTCTGACAACTTCCGGCGATATGCCGCTAAGGTTTAGCGCAAGGTTCATCCGGCCCACGTTCCAAATCGCGGCGGGAACGACATGGAGTTACGCCAAGAGCATTAATTATGTAGGCGAACCGGGGGCAGGGCGGTGACGACCCCCGTTTATGCCTTCATCTGCACGAAGACGACCTATGCGGTTGTCGTGCCGACTGATGGTTATGACTTCCAGCGCAGGACAGTGAACGCCTTTAAGGCAATCCAACAAGGGTTTTTTAACGTAGGCGATTTGCTCTTTCGTCCGACGCAGGACGCGGTGCCATTCCATCTGCTTTGTGATGGCTCGGTCTTGAATATATCCGACTTCCCGCAGCTTGGCGGTTACCTGGGCGACACGTTCGGCGGTGATGGGGTGACAACCTTTGCTCTGCCTGATTACTCCAACGACTTTATTGCAATGCCTGCTTTGACGGTCACACAGGAAACCGACCAAAGCGGCACGGTTACAACGGGCGGCACAGTTACAACGCCAACAGAGTCCGGCCAGACGGGCGGCACAACAGGAGGCAACGTGCCTTCTGGCGGACGTCCGCAGCGCGTGACAGGCGACTTCGAGGTATGAGGTTCGGTTATGTGCCGTCACCAGCAGCGGCGCAACTGAACAAGGCAATGGAGTATCTCGCACCCGCCCTAAGACGCGGAGGCTACACTTGGGATGAATGCGCAAGGCTAATTGATAGCGGCCATGCGCAATTATGGATGAGTGACGAAGCCGCACTGGTGAGCCGCAGGGATGGCGACACCTTGGAATTGTGGCTGTGCGGCGGGCGCGTTGTGAATGCGTCTGACAGGTTTCTTGCGATCATAGAACGGGCCGCACGGGATAGCGGCATGATGTGGATGCGGCTGACGGGCCGCAAGGGTTGGGACAGGCATCTTGCCAAGTGGAATTGGGTCAAGGTCGGGGAAGATTTGGTAAAGGACATTCGAGCATGAAAAAGAAAACGGTTCAGAAAAACGACCCGTGGGCACCAGCGCAGCCTTACATCCTAAAGGGCCTAGAGCAGTCGAGCGCCGTCTTTGACCAGCAACAGCCGACACTAAACAAATATGCCGGCATGCAGATGGACACCTATGGCCGACTGGCTCCCGGTGCCGAGCAAGGCATTATGGGCGCGCAAGGGCTTGTGAACGACACGCTTTCAGGCCGCTACCTTCAGGGCAACCCGTATCTGGACAGCCAGATTGACCAGACCAAAGAGAATGTGTCGAATGACGTTCTTTCACGCTATTCAAGTGCCGGTCGCTATGGCTCAGCTTATGGCATGGGTGAACTAACCCGCCAGCTTGCCAACGCTGAAAACAATGCTCGTTTCCAGAATTACGCAATGGAGCGCGGCTATCAGAATGACGCTGTAGGCCAAGCTCAGCAGCTTATGGGCGGCAGCCAAGGATTGCTTAATAATGCGGCGGAATTGCCTTGGATTGGCGTCGGTGCATTGAACGGCAATGTCCGCAATGCCTCCGGTGGCTATGGCACAACCACGACCAAACAGAGCGGCGGTGTAGGGCAGATGCTTGGCGGCTTGGCTGGTGCTGGCTTGTCCGGTTGGGCGACCGGCGGCTTCAAGATTTAGGGGGATCGGAATGGCACTATCTTTCCAGCGGCAAGGCATCTTTGGCCGTCGCAATCCTATGGATATTCCGCAAGCGATGCCACAGGAAACACCGAACGCAATGCCAATCGGCGTTGGCCAAATCACCAAGAAGCCGGGCTTCTTTGGACAGGGTGGTGCAGGCCGTGCAATTGCAGGCACGATTGGCGATTTCCTCTTGCAGCAGTCGGGTATGGACCCCGTTTACTTGCCGAACGTCCTACAGCAGCGCGATGCCGAAGAACGCGCCCGCATGTTCGAGCAAAAGCGCATTGCAGAACGCGAAGACAAGCAATGGGAATGGCAGAACAAGCCTAAGGAAACGCCGCAGCCGACCGAATATGAACGGATCGTGCGCGCTTCTGGATTGCCGGAACCAGAACAACAGAAGTTGTTGCAGGACTATGCCCGCAATCGCGCCAATCCGGTGCAAGGCGTTCCGTTCACCGACGCGCAGGGCAATAGCGGCATTCAGTTTATCCGCCCCGGCCAGATGCAGGGGGCTGAAGTGCCAACTGCGCCAGTAGGTAAACTCCGGCCATTGGGAGGCAGTGGCGGCAACGTCACTGGCGGGTTTCAACGCCCCTGACTTTAACCCACTTTCTGCGCTTAAAGGCGCTGGCCTTACACCGACAAGCGGCTTCAGGACACAAGCGCACCAAGAGGCGCTAATTCGCCAAGGGCTGACTACCACAAAGAATAGCGCACACACGCGCGGCGACGCAATCGACTTTGCGGTGCCGAGAGGCATGACCAAGGCGCAGGCCGTAGAAATGGTAAAGCGTCAATATCCGGGTGCCAAAGTCATCCTGTCAAACGGAAACGCAATTCACGCGACGTTCCCCGGATGGGGGAAGGCTCCCGATGTTTCAAATTCTCGCGGAAGGTATAAATAATGGCGCAAGCAGTCGATGAAGCTGGCAACATTTGGGAAGTCGATGCACAGGGCAATCCCGTGCGCTTTATTGGCAAACAAGGCGCTTCAAACACGCTGATTACAAAGCAGGCTAACCCCGTTGAACAGCGCGGCGATGAACTGAAAAACCAGCTAACACAGGTACAGATTCAAAAAGCAATCGGCGAGCTACAAAAGGGCGACAAGCCGAACTTGCCGACCGGATACCGTATGCGCCCCGATGGCACGGCAGAACTTATCCCCGGCGTTGCAGGCCCAGGCACTGGCAATAAAACCACGGCGGCACAGCGCACCGATGCAATTCAGGGCTTTAACGACGCTGCTGCGCTGCGCAATATTGCCAAAGAACTGCGCCAACGCTTTGAACAAGGCCCCGGCGCAACGCAGGGCGTGGCTGCAATTCGGGACTTCTTACCGACCGCAACCAATCGCGGTTTTGACAGCGCAGCTCAACGCGCTCGCGGCTATGTAAAGCGCAGCCTTGGGTTCACGGGCGGCGAAGGCAACACGGTCGCAGAAAGCACCGCGCTTTACGATCCGTATCTGCCTTCTGCATCTGATTATGACAGCTCAATTCTTGACAAGATTAACGCACTTGAAGAATTGGCGGCGCTGGCTGAGGGAAAGTCTGTTTCAGTTCTCGGAGGTCGTCCGGACGCTAGTGGCAATGTTGTTCCTGTCGGACAAGCGCAGCCTGTTCAGCAGCAACTTGCAACAGGAGAAACGCGACGCGAGGTTGACCCTGTAGCCTCCGGCATCATTGACCGCATGATTAGGCAGGGCAAGAGCGCGGAAGAAATTAACGCTGTTCTAAGCCCGCTTGGCTTTAATCCTGTCGGCCCCAGCGATGTGGCAGCGGCACAAGATTATCTGCGCAAAAACCCGAACTACGACAAAAGCGTTGGCCGCGCCGAACGTGTTTTGCCGATTGAAAACCCGACGCTTAATGCCGCATTGCAGACCGCGCCGGGAACGGCTGCCGCTACATATCTCAATGCGGGTGGCTTTGGTATTCCGCAGGCGCTTAACCCACAAGCATTTGAAGCCTTGCGCGACAAGAACCCCATGTCGGCCTTTGCGGGCGATGTGGGCGGGATTATTACGGCAACTTCAGGCATCGGTGCAGTCGGCAATTCGCTTGCCCGCAGCCTCGCTCCACGCGCTTTGACTGGCGGCGGCCGTTTGGGCAATGCAACCCGCGCAATAGCCCCTGACGCTGTTTACGGTGCTGGCTATGGCGCTGTGACGGAGGGCGACCCGCTGACAGGTGCTGCAACGGCGGCGATAGGCTCTGGTGCTGGTCAGCTAGTCGGCAAGGGGCTGCAAAAGACGTTTCAGGGCGTTTCTGACCCTGCTGTGCAGTATTTGACTGACAGGGGCATACCACTCACCATTGGGCAGACCCTTGGCAATCGCGGCATTATGGGCCGATTGGCTAACAAGGCGGAAAGCGTCCCTGTCCTTGGTGATATGCTTGCCCGCAACCGCATGGATGGCCTGAAAGCATTTGAACGCGAAGCCCTGAATGACGTTGTTTCGCCAATTGGCGGGCGCGTGACTACGGGCGGCACTGAAGGGCTTGAACAGGCTCAAGGAGCAGTCTCACAAGCCTATGGCGATGCTTTATCTGGTGTCAATGTCCGACCTGACGCGCAGTTTATGACTGATGCGCAAGCAGCTATGCAGGCGGGCGCTGCCGTTCCCAAGTATGGCGAAGACTTCACCTATATGATGAATCAAGAGGTCGGCCCTGTATTCGGGCAGACTGGCCAGCTATCAGGCCCGCAACTGCAAAGCGCGCTGCAATCGCTTGGCAAGATACGCTCTGGCTTCACAAAGAACACAGACGCAATGGCTGGCTATGCCGCAGACGCAACTAGTCAGATGGACGATGCGCTAACCGGCCTTGTTTCCCGCCAATCACCCGACACCATGCCCGCTTACAACGCTGCAAAAGGTGCTTTCCAGCGCCTTGCCCCGTTTGAAAATGCGCGCATAAGTGGCGTTAATCAGGAAGCCATCACTCCCGCACAGCTTGCCCGCGCTATCACTAACAATACAAAGAATTTTGGTGGCCGGGCTGCGGCTGCTCGCGGGGATAATCTGACCGACCTAATCCGCTATGGTCAGGAAGTTTTGCCGCCCACGGTTCCTAATAGTGGGAGTGCTGACAGGGGCTTTGCAGCGCTTGCCCTGCCGACCGCTCTTGGTGGTTCGGCTATCGGCGCTGAGTATTTCGCTGACAACCCAGGATTGACGGGCACTCTTGCCGCCCTCGCCGCCCTTTCTACCAAAACAGGCCAGAAGGCCGCTCAAAAAGCCCTAACAAAGCGCCCCAAGGCTATCAAGCGGCTAGGGGGTATCTTCGGGCGGCGGGAGGCGCAGAAGGGGCTGGCTGGCATGGTAACTGCCCCCTTGCTCATCGAGAACTGATTCCTTTCTGGAATCGCGCCATTCGGCCCAAGCACCCCAAGCAACGCCAATAAGGCCCTTTGCTACCATCGCGGCAAATAAATCCATAGCCGCCTGAATAACACAAAATCGAAGCAACCCCAAGCCCTGCCTTTGGCGGGGTTTTTTCGTTGAGGAAACGCAATGCCCATTACAGACTATTCCACTTCGGCGGCGTCCAACACTGTGCTTGGAGCCATCCCAATCGGACCCGGCATGGAGCGCAACAAGGTCAATGATGCCATTCAGCAGCTAATGGCTGACATCCGCACGTTCGCAAACCAGCAATGGGTGAACGTAAAGGATAAAGGCGCGGTGGGCGACGGTGTAGCTATTGAGGTTGCAGCCATTCAGGACGCCATTGACAGCCTTGGAGCTAATGGCGGTTGCGTATTTCTGCCGGATGGCAATTACAAGGTCAACGCTGCCCTGACTATTCCGCTGGCGACATGGAAGCCAGTTCTGATCGTTGGGAGCGCCAATACTATAATCACATCAACCCATGACGGAATTGTGTTTGACGACAGCACAGGCAACCTACGCGTCGAGAATATCCGCTTTGTCGGCCCCGGCCTTTCAAACGTCAATGCCATCGCCATTCAATCCATTATGTCGCAAGGCTGGGTGCGTGGGTGTTATTTTCAGGATTACCGCGTCGGTATCGACATCACCGCATCTAGCGGTGCGCTAATCCAGCGTTGCCACTTTACCCTGTGTCAAGAGGGTGTCCGGTCAATATCGGTCAGCCCTGCGTTTTCGAACTTTGCGCTTATTCAAAGCTGCTGGTTCGATTTTTGCACATTTGGTTGTTATTTTGACGAAATGTATGGTGTTACGCTGGACAACAACGCCTTCGAATATAACTCTGTAGGCTTCTTTGCAAACAGCGTTCGGCTTTTGAACCTGCGCGGCTGCAACTGGTTTGAGGCGAATACCACAAACGCATTCCAGATTGACGGGTCTAGCACTGGCGAGATTGGCAAGGAAACGCGCATTGTCGGCCTCGGCTACACCATTGATTACACCACAAGCCGCTTCATGGACTACCAGACGCCATCAATATGCGTTCTGACTAAAAGCGGGACGCAGGCGGTTGCCCATAACACCGACACAAATATCACTTGGGAAACTGAAACGCTTGACCCTGCTGGCCTGCATTCGGGGTCATCTGACCAGATAGTCATTAGCGCGCCGGGACTGTATGAGATTGTTGCCAATCTTGAAATGCAGGACTTTGCGGCAGGCACGACCAACACGGTATTTACCCGCATAAACATCAACAAAAACGGGACGGCAATCAAGAAAGCCACTATGCCAACGCTGGTTAGCCAGCCAACGCAAATGAGCCTGTCAACGGTGGAAGAATTGGCCAATGGCGACATCATCCGGTTGCAGGCCTATCAGAATAGCGGCGGCAGTTTAAACGTATCGGCGGGAACGCTGACGCAAATATCCGTGCGCCAGTTGTCGATTGATTGACCATGAAGCCGCATCACATTCTCGACCATCTAGGCGATGGCGCAAAGCATCTCCTCGACTTCGTTTCAATTTCTGTAGCCGTGGGGACGCTTGTGAGCCTTTTGCCTTCGCTTGCCGCTTTGCTGACAATCATTTGGACGGGGCTGCGCATCTACGATTGGGTTGAGGCTCGGTGGAAAAACCGCCCCACTCCGCGAGACTAGCCCTGTGGCTACTTGTCTTTTCGGGAGCGTTTCTACTCGCACCAAGCGAGGGCGCGTTAATTCTTCTGTTTCTAGGCATCTTTATCGGTGTCGCAACCAAGAGGTGAGTCTTGCCAGCATATGGACCAAGTGACGAACGCCTTGCCGAAGCTATGCAGCTTTATGAGCAAAACAAATTCAACAAGCAAAAGACTGCTGAACAACTAGGCGTCCCGCGTTCTACATTTCAGCATTGGATTGTTCTGGCTGCAAGGCGGGGCAATTCACCCGAACATGATATGAAGCATCCTGTCCCTGAAGGCTATCTGGTCAAGGGCGTATCGACCTATTACAACGCTGAAGGCAAACCAACAGGGCAATGGGTCAAGTCATCGCTTGACCGTGAACGGCAGCAGGAACTTCTAGAAGCCGCTGTGAAGGCAATGGCGGAGGAGATTACCCCTTGCGCCCCTATCGTTGCTCCTGACGCTTCACAGGGCTGTCTGGCGACGCTTTACACCTTCACCGATTATCATGTCGGGATGTTGGCTTGGCATCGCGAAGGCGGCGATGACTGGGACTGCACGATTGCCGAGGCAACTGGCATCAAAGCAATGCAGGCGCTTGTTTCCGGTGCGCCGGATTCCAGTCACGGCATCGTGAACATACAAGGCGACTTCGTGCATTATGACGGGTTCGCGCCTATCACCCCGACGCATGGACACGTATTGGACGCAGACAGCCGCTTCGGGCGCGTTGTCGAAGTGTCCATCCGGCTGATACGCCAACTGGTCGCCCTTGCCCTTCAGAAACATTCGCACGTTACCCTGCTGATAGTGGAGGGTAATCATGATCTGGCGTCATCGCTCTGGCTGCGAAAACTATTCGGCGCATTATACGAAAACGAACCGCGCATAACGGTGCATGACAGCGAATTGCCCTATTATGTGATAAACTGGGGAGCCACAATGCTTGGCTTCCATCACGGGCATTTGCGCAAAAATGCCGATTTGCCATTGTTGTTTGCCGCGCAGTTTTCAGCGCATTGGGGGCAGACCAGCAAGCGATATATTCACACCGGACACCGACACCATAAAGAGGACAAGGAGCATCCCGGCGCACGGGTTATCCAACATCCTACTTTGGCAGCCCGTGACGCTTATGCAGCGCGTGGGGGCTGGTATTCCGAACGCGCCATCACCGCCATCACTTATCACAAAAAGTTTGGTGAAGTCGGCACTGTCACTGTCACCCCCGAAATGCTGGAGGCCGCATAATGTTGCCCATCAAATACCTAACCATTCACTGTGCTGCGACCCCCGAAGGCCGCCACGTCACCCATGAGCAAATCACCGCATGGGACAAAGCAAAGTTTGGCCAGACCAGCTACCATTGGGTTATCGAACTTGACGGCTCGATGCACCAGACCCTGAAAGACAACCAGAAGGGCGCGCACGTAGGCAAGCGCAACACTGGCAACATCGGGATTTGCTACATCGGCGGCGTCGATAAGACAAACAAGGTTCCCAAAGACACCCGAACGCCTGCGCAGATTGCCAGCCTTCGGACATTAGTGCGCACGTATCAGGAACGCTATCCCGGTATTGAAGTGAAGGGCCATAACGAATGGCCGGGGGTGGCCAAGGCTTGCCCTAGCTTCGATGTGTCGTGGTGGCTCTCGCAGGGAATGCCGGGATGACCGCCGAAGTCATAACCCTGTTCGAGGCGAACTGCGCCGATATTCCCGCCATGCTGCGCCAATCGGCTGACAATGTGGAAACCGAAACGGAAGACAACGACCGCACTGTGTCGATGGTGTGCCTTCAGGTTCACGAATCCGGCGATATTCAGATATTCAGGTGGGGTCAAACCGATACCAAAAGCTGCATTGCCACGCTCACCATAGCGCAGCACCAGCTTATTCAGGGGATATATGGCGATGAGTAAATGGCCGCCCATAATCACTCCCGATGGCCGACGCGCTTGGGCGTTCCTTGCAATCCTTGGCGGCTGCGTCACTATGACGCTGTTTGCCGCGTTCGGCGTATATATCGTGCGCAAGGATGCTGGCCTGTCGTTCTGGCTTGCCCTTGCCGCACATGCTCAGATTGCCCTTGGCTTGACTGCTTTTACTGCGCTGTTTGTGAAGCGCAGTTTCAAGGCTGGCAAAGACGGGATTGAAATAACCGACATGCGGAAGGGTGAAGAATGATAGCCCTAATCGCAAACTGGAAACGCATCCTATACGGCACTGCCTTAGCCTTGCTTGGCACGTTGCTGCTTGTGCAAACGGCAAGGATCATGCAGCGCGCCCATGATTAACGTGAAAGCCTAGCCTTTTTTCGGCATTTTTTCTGGCGGCAACAGCCTGTTCAAATTGATCATAATAACCAAGGTGAAAGTTCTTGCCATTCTGCATGATTTGGCCTTTCCACTTCCGCAACGACTTTACCCAAACAACGCCAGTCACTCCGCTCGTGTTGTGTGGCCTGCGGCACTGGTTCCTACAGTTTTCTGCATTGGTGACATTGCGTAAATTGGCAATTCGGTTGTCTCCACGATCCCCGTTGATGTGATCGATTTGCACCGGCTCGGTTCCATAAAACCATTTCCAAATCACTCTGTGTGCTAAAAATGACTTTCCATACAGGGAGCCGGTTGCGTAACCGTCCTGATTGCGAGTGAATGCGGGCTTTCCTGCAAAGCGGCCATTCCAAGGGGCATAACCGCCTTCGCGATACTTCCAAGTGAGTTTTCCGGTTTCGGGATCGTAATCAAGCAACTTGCGCAAATAGTCTTGCGCGGGTAGCGCTTTCGCAGTCATTCGAACCTCCTACGTTCGTTTGATAGGGCGGCGCGATGCTTCCAACACGCGCCGCCCGCCTTATAGCATATTTTCAAGGAAAATCAATGCCGATAGCTTTTTTAATAAAGCTGGCGGGCGTAGCTGAATCGCTTTGGCGGTTGCTGCGATCTGTTGCAGCTTGGGTTTTTTCAGACCTTCGTCACGTAGCCATAGCAGTGCTTTTGACGGGCTGCGCATATTGGTATTTCAATGCCAACGGTCTGAAGGCAGAAAACGAAAAGCTAACTGGTCAGCTAGTCAGTTTCAAGGAAGCGCAAAAGCTGGCAACCAAACTGGCCATTGAGGAAAAAGCCCGCATTGAAGCGGAAAACAAACGAAAGGCAGAAAATGCAAAACTCGACTATCAAAAGCGGCTTGCTGCTAACGATGCTGCTTTGCGTAACTGGCTGCAAAACAATCGACGTGCAACCGGCCAAGCCAATCTGTCCAGTGCAGGCGAAGCCGCCAGCGGAACTGTTGGAGAAAGTGGACTTGCCGACCTTCCTGAAGAATACGCAATTGTCCCCGTCGCGGATTTAGAACTTAGCGCACAGGCTTTTGCAAAGCTGGAGGCGTTGCAGGAATGGGCACGGGCGGTCGAGTAATCACTCCTCAATCACTTCTTCCCGATTAGCCAGAACCAACCGTTCTGCATCTGGCAGCCATCTTGTTACCATCGTTCCTTTATCATAAGCCCCGTTCAATATAGCCCGTTCGACAACATGGCCATGTAGCTTGCTTTCAACTGCCAGTTCGCGGGCTTTCAGGATTATGGCGTCTGTCATGCTCTGGCATTCCATTTCCTAAACACCCAAGCCAGCACGATAGCCACTATCAGCGTTGCAAAGAAGGTTGCAAACACAGCAGCCGCTTGGGCAGGGGATAGGCCGCATAGGAGTTTGGCGAGGGCGGGTTTGAGTGTCATGGAATGTTCGCCTAGTCCTTGTTTTCTAGCCACCATTGCAAGTCATCATCGTCCATGTCGTCCAAGGCATCGCGTTCCGTGTATGTAATTGTCAGCGTTGGCGCTCCGGTTACAGTCGCCGCGCTCGGCATGTTGGTGAGTGCTTCGATGGCGTCTCGTGCTGAAAACATCGGTGGCAAAGCCTCAATCAGCGCAATAGCCGCTTCTCTTGATATAAGGTCACTCACCCCTTGCTCTCCTCTATAGGTGCGCGGATGGTTGTGGCCGCAAGTTCTAGCACGGCCACTCTTGCAATAATTTCTCGCGCCAGTTCCGACTGCTTATTTTCAAGGGCATTGTATTCTGCCCGCCTTGCGTCTGCCATAGCTTCAACGCGCTTCGCAGCCATTTCCAGCCCTTCGATAATACCGAGACGGGCGGCTACTACCCTTGGTGCCTGTTCTATGCTAGACAGACTAACGCACTGCTCCGCAATCTCCCGCGCTTTCTGGTCAATCATGGCTGGCTCTCCAGTGCGTCGGATGCGTTCTCCGGCTGCGGTATTTCCGCATAGAAATCCATCGGGTCAACGCGCTTACCACCCTTCGTTACCGCAAGGCCGGTGTTGGCGAGGTCGCGTATCAGCCCCGCAATCTCATCCTTGTTCATGGCTGTTTTCCTTTTCAAATTGGGCGAGCACGGCTCTTGCATTGGCAAGGTCATCGAACGCCTTGTTGAGCGCGAACCAAAGGCTGGTCTCGGTCATCCCGTCAAAGCGAATTGCTATCGTGCTGCGAAGTTGAGCAAAGGCCGATCCTGCAAGTTCAAGCCCACGCAACCGCTCCAACAGCTTCGCCCGTTCCTCTGCCACGCGGCTGTCGATTTCGGGCTGCATGAGGGATAGGGCGGCTAAGGCTCGCTGCACGACAGGTTCGTCTCTGGGGTTCCAACTTCCAGCATCCCCGCTGTCGATCAAGCGCACATAATGGTCTGTCATATCCTGCAAAGCCTCCATCAGCCCATCCTGCGCGGCTATATGTGGTTGTCCGCAAGTTGGGCAATTACCTTTGACCTGCGTCGGGTGACGCGGTGGCTGTCCGCCAGAGCGACTGCCATCTGTATGGGCCTTGCCGTATTCCTGCGCGGCTAGTGATGTGGTGCGGGTCATTTCTTGCTCCTACTTAGAGAATGTCTTTCGCGGCATTGTAAGCATCTGCGCCGCACTCCATCTGGCCTTGGATAAAGAACGATATTGTCACCAGACAATTCGTGGCCCCATTTGCAGTGCGTAATCTGCGCTCTCTTGACGTTAACAAGCGCCGTGACTGCTTCTAAATGTGCTGGATTGACGCAATTCCGCACCCGGCAAAGATGGTCAATTTGCAAGCCTGACGGCACTGCGCCTTTAGAAAATTCATAAGACACAACGTGCGCTGATCTGGAACGAAAATTACCATACCCCTTGCCGTTTTTCGCGCCGTTCCATAGCCAGCAACCGTCTAGCCCTTGCTTGTCTACCTTTGACCAAAACACCGCCTTTGCGCTCATTTGCCCTCACTCCTTGTGTTCCAGCGTTCAGGCAAATCGTCGAAAGAAGATTGCAGCGTTTTTTCGTAGTTCAGCCAGCAACCCTCCGCATGATCGACAAGCACACCGAATGGAATTTCCAACTCCTCTGTCATTGGTCGCCAAGTGGCTTTGGCTTGGCAAAATGGACACGGCTTCAAAGCCTGCGTAATTGTCGGCTGTTCTGCTTTATCCATTTGGATTCCTTACCCACTTAGCGACTGCCCATTCGCAGCCAGAAATTAAGGTCACGCCATTTGCCATGCCGTAATGCGTTGCGCGCCTCTTGCAGCACGGGCAACGACGCCTTGCTTTGCTTTCCTTGGGGACCATGTAACGCTTGTGTTCAGACGCGCTGCCCCAAGTTCCAAAACTTTCCGATCCACTCCTGCGGTATCTTTCTTCTATATCGCTCATCACAAATCCTTTTCTTGAAGGGCAGCTGCGAGTGCGGCCATCGCATCTGCTGGCGGATTGAAAAAGCCAAGCGCACCCTTGCAGGGTATCAGATCTACGGGGAATGCATCGGCCAGCACAAAGCCAAACTTGCCGAAAAACCATTCGCTATCGGATTTATCTACGCAATCGACAATGCGCGCCATACCAACAATCCCTCCCATCGGCACTTGCCCATAGGCTGACGGTATGCCGTCGCTCGTTTTGCCAGCGTGAATGATAAACCAGCCACGGCCTTTTGTTGGCCAGTCGCGGTTCTCGATGTCCTTGCCTTCGTGGAATATGCGGTGCGGCCAAGGCTGCTTGATTGACAGCGCCTTGATTTGACCAGCCTCAACGCGCTCTGATAGTTTCTGGTTATCCATTAGTCGGCTCCTGTAGGACAGCCTTTAAAATTGCGTCACGCTCTCGCTGCGTCCGAAACTCCCATGCGAGTGCACAAGCAATGTGGCTATGAGTCAGCCACGGAAATTCGCGCTGCATTTTGGCGATACTGTAACCAGCTTTGGCCATGCTCTTAATCTGCCAAGTTGGCATCCGGTGGCCAGCAATACAGGTCTGCCCTCCCATAATTTTAGGGTCAACGGAAACGCCTTGTTCAATTATCACGGCCATCATCAATTCCTCTCAAATTCCATTTCCGAAAGCCCCAAGCCAGCAACAGCGCGCCAATGGCCGTTGCAAAGAACAGTGCGGTCACACAGGCTATCTGGAAGGGTGATAGGCCAAAGGTGAAGCGGGTCATGGGGCTGTGTTAATCGGTATAGGCGACATAACGAAACCTCCCGCCGCCAAACTGCTCGAAACGCCCTCCAAATGTCCCTACAACCCGCGCTAAAACGGCTCTGCGATCTGCGGCCTCATCGCCGGTCTGTGGGTAAACGCCCTCGCAAAGCTGGCTGCTGCTGCTGTGTGGCTTTATGCGATAATCTATCTTAGTGGGGTCAAGTGGGCGCGGACGCCAATGTGTCCACGAACCATCCAGCTTAACCGGACCGACTTTGAACCCGTTAAAAGACGTTTCATCGTCTACCAAACGCCAGTCACATACAGGACAGCGCTCCCTTGGTGCGGTGCAGTTGCCGCATGGCGGGTTTATATGGCAAGAGCAGCCACCTTCTCGCTCACCCTCCACAATCACACCGACGCATCCGTTGCGGTTGCAAGTATTTCCGGCATCATATCCAACCGCGTTAGCGATACCGTCCCGAAGGGCGGAGACTTCAGGCTCCGCAGCGGTAGCGCGGTCGGGAACCGAAACGCCATTATCCTGTATCATATCAATCATCCTTCGCAGGGGAGTGTTGGCGATGTTCGCCGCACCAGTCTTCCTTGCTGCGCTCAACCCAAGCAGGGAAGCGACGGCAAATCGCTTTGGTTTGCTTGGCGTCGGTGTATCGGCAATCGCCATCAAGACGGCCCCAATACCAACAACTCTGGCAAGTCTCATTCATGATTCTCTCCTATCGCGGGTGGGGCAGGTAAAGGCATCCAGTGGGTTGGGTAGAACGGCTCGGCCTCACTGTAGTAATGATTGTCGGGGTCATACCACTTGTCGCCATCCCACCAAGTTACATGCGATGTTTTCGTTGCCGCGTCGTGAGCGACGATCTGCGTCCAATTCTTCGGCGCGCTCGCAATATCCATCCACTCACTCATCACTCACTCCTAGGGTTATGCGGGTTGCCGTTTGCGCGACACCATGCCAGCGCGGCTATCTTTTCCTTTTCCTCTGCAACCGAAGCGTCAACACGGTCGGCAATGCGGCCAAGCGTTGCAGCAAGGCGCTGTGCAACGGGATTGTTGCGGTCAACCCAATCTGGATATTCAAGGCGCACCATCACTTCACCCCAAGCACTGCGCAGAGAGTGCGCAACTGGAAGGCAACCTTGGCGCTGGTCAATTCGGCAAGCAGTTGCCGGTTGTCTAGTTTTTCGGGTAATGGCTTTTTAGCCATAGGACGCTCCAATCGTCTTGCGGTCAGGGCTGGGCGAGATTGCAGTCTCGTTTCCAGCCCGTTTGTTTTGTGCCGACATTCGTGCCATCGCCTGAACCGTCCTTTTAGACAATCCGGTCTTGTTGACAACATAGGTTACGGGAGCGCGTTCACTCATCCCACCCATGCTCCTATCTTTGCGACGTTCATAAATTACCGGGGCGCTTGTTTGGCAACCCCGGCTCCCTTGTGGAAACTAATCCCGCTGTTTTGCGAAAACTCGCGCAGCCAGTGCAAGCAATCCGCCCCGCTCCATCGGCTCAATCGGCCCTGCAACGCGCTGGCGGTATTGATAGCCCGTTCTGGCGTTCCAATTGTTCTGACCGCGCGTTTCAATCCTTGCCATCACGCTCCTCCCTTTCTGCTATCATAGCGTCGGCAGGCAACGCTTCAACTTCCACCTTGGGATGCACAATTGCGCTTTCAGGGACATTGACCACAACGGACACGTCCGGCTCGGCAAAGCATGATTCCGGCACCGAGATACGAACCTTGATACCTATCTCGCCGCGCTTCAATTGCCCTTGGCGCTTGGTCATGCGCTGGATGCCGTATTCGCTCATGACTATGTAGCAATCGTCGTAAAGGCTCTTGCCCATCACCCCTCTCCCTTCAAAACAACACGCTCACGGATAAGGGCGATGGTTTCCTGCCCCTTCATGGCGACGCTCAACCATTGGATTTTGCGATCCTCGGCGTTCGGCGCTGGATTTTTGGTAACTTCGAGAAATGCCTCAAGCGCGCTAACCAACTCCGCAACCACACTCGGCGGCAAAACCCCATTGGCCAGCAAGTGACCGGCGCATGTGTTCGCGTTCCAGTCAATGTCCAGACTGTCGCTTACAATGTCGGCAAGTTCGTCCTGCCATTCCTGTTCCTGTGTCATTGTCCCGCCCAATCAATCAGAGATTCTATTGTCTTGAAGCCAAACAGGCCGAGAAAGAAAAGTGGCTTGCCTTTCTTTTTCAGAACTTCGTGTCCCTGAATTTCATTGGCAGCCCATGCGGCAGCCCCTGCGGCATCCCATGCGTCAGCCCCTGCGTCAGCCCCTGCGGCATCCCATGCGTCAGCCCCTGCGTCAGCCGCTGCGGCATCCCATGCGGCAGTCCATGCGGCATCCCATGCGGCATCCCGTGCGGCATCCCGTGCGGCAGCCCGTGCGGCAGTCCCTGCGGCAGTCCGTGCGGCATACAATTTTTGCCAGTCATCTGCGGTCATGGTGTCAAGATAGCGATAAAACGCCAGCACCAACTTGGCATGTTCGCCAAGCACCTTTTCGGGTTCGGTCAGAACAATGGATGGAGCGCCATCTACGCTGTCATTGACTTGGCGCAGTAGAATTGCATGGCCCCGCGATATGCCAAGAGTTTCCATAACAAGCTCGTCGGCTTTGCGCTGCTGAATGGCGTTTAGTTCATCGGGCGACATGCCGCGAATGACGTGCAGCACCTGACCTTGCGCGCACATGCAGCCCAAGTTTGACGGGTCCGCCTTATATGCCCGCCAGTCAATCAGGCTGCCCTTGTATGGCTTGCCGTCGCCGCTATCCCATCGGGCGATTAGGTCATTCAGCTTTCCGTCAATGTCCATTTGCCTGTATCCTGCTTCCTGTGTCATTGTGCTTCACCTCTGTATCGTTTCTGATAAGCAGCAAGCGCGGGGCCAGGGTCTGTCAGCCGTATGCCCTGCTGCAAACATTCGCGCTGCACTGTGTCTAAATAGCGCACCATCTGGCGCACCTTAAATTCGCTGGTGACGGGTATGAACGCCATCGCCATTAGCTTCTGTTCGTAAGGCAACGGCTTGATTGCCTTGTCGTAAATCTCGCGGAAGTGGGCGCTGTCCTCCCGTAGTATCGGGACGCCATGCCGCAGCTTCCATTCGTGACGCACTTCTTCCGCCGTGCGGTCGCCAAGCTGGCTTGCTGCCTCGGTTGCCCATAGGAATTGCAAGGCGTTCTGGTCTTTGCTCCTGTCGCGGCCCTGCACCCATTCGACTGTAAACGGGCGTTTCAGACCGTCCAGCAACACCTTGAAGGCTTCCAAGTCGGCGTCACTGTCAATTATCCGGTGAGCCATTAGAGGATGCCTTCCTGAATACTCTCAAGCCGCAGAAATTCAGCCTCGGCCAGCAAGTCGATGCCGTGCATCCGGTAAAAGCCGCGATGCCCCAATGCCTCCACACTTTCGCGCGGCCCATGAATGACTTGATGGTGTTTCGGACACAGCGGCACGACAAGTTCGTGCGATCGTGGCAAGCGCCCCATAACGTGACTTGAGCCGGTAACGTGATGCACCGTCGAGCCATCACCACACACAAGGCAAGGCAGCTTGGCAACGCGCTCCATATGTGCGCGCTCCTTTGCCGTTGGCGGTGTTCCCGCCTTTGCCTTCATGCGGCGATGATTGACGGGCGCTCCCATTAGAACAAGCCGGTTGCCGAAATGAATGGGCAATCATCATCCAAGTCATCTGCAAATCCGCTTTGCTGGTGATTGGCCTGTTGCTGTGCCCCTGTATCGCTGCCTGCGCCCTTAGCGCCGTCCAGCATCACCAACTTGCCGTCGAACCCGCCCACGACAACTTCCGTTGTATAGCGGTCGTTTCCAGACTGATCTTGCCATTTGCGGGTCTGTAGCTTGCCTTCGAGATAAACCTTGCTGCCCTTGCGCAAGAAGCGTTCTGCAACCGATACCAGGCCGTCGCTGTTAAGCGTTACGCTGTGCCATTCGGTGCGCTCCTTTTTCTCGCCGGTCGTTTTGTCTTTCCAGCTTTCGCTAGTCGCAACGCGCATGTTGCAAATCTTGCCCCCGTTCTGGAAGCTTTTGACTTCAGGGTCAGCACCGAGCGCGCCGACTAGTATTACTTTGTTTACGCTAGCCATGTCTATTCCTTATCCTGCGCGCAGCGCGCTGTTTTCAATGAGTGCGAAGTCAGAACGCATCCGCTCAACAAGTTCGGTGATGCCGATAAATTCAGCGGGGCAAGGGTCGCCACCAGTCAGATAGTGCGGGCTGTATTTCTCGCACGACCAGACGAAATCCTTGTATTCCTGTGTCTGCAAATAGGCTTCCAGTTCGTCGCTATCGCCGCATCCTCGAATGTTGCGGTCAACAAGCGTCAAGCCCTTGTGTAAGGCGGACTTGCCGGAATATGCGCCCTCCCATTTTTCAGCGCGTGGCGTCGGCTCGCGGCCTTTCGGATTGTTTATGCGCTCGTTAGCCTCCATCTTCGGAGTTACCGCAGTGTCGGCATTGTCGTCCTCGCCGCAGACACGGATATTCAAAATAGATAAAGTCCCGTAACGCTTGGCGTAAGACGTGCTTGAACCGATTGCCTGCACAGCATTTTTGCTGCCGCTGCTATCGTGCGGAAGGTCAAAATAGGTTTCTTCGCTGTGACCGGCAATGTGCGTCAAAATGGTGGTTACGCGAACCTTGCCATCCGGTGCCATGCTGTTGCGGAATGACAGATCAAAGCCATGCTCGGTCAAGATAGGCGTAACGGCTTCGTGAATATCCTCAAAGCGCGCAAACGGCGTTTCCTGAATAACCCTGCCTTCTTTTTTAATTGTAATCTTACCCTTCATGGTGATTTCGGGTAAGTCTGGACGCATAGCCAACTTGGCGGCAACATATTTCTCTTTGGCCTTGCTGGCTTGGACGCGCTCTTGCGCCGCAAGCAACCGCTCTAGCTTGTCAATATCGACATTCGGGTCTGACGCAGCCCGTGCAATCACTGAAAGCAAGCCGTCGCTTTGCGACACAACTTCAGGCGCATCAATCTTCTGTAGTGCTGTCATTTTCTTGTTCCTGCTGGTCAAAGGGGTTGGCTTCGTCCATCGACTGCCATGCTTCTTCGCTGACATAGGGACGAAAGGCGTCGGCTAGAACGCGCGCCTGCTGGCTAAATCCACCGTTCACGACAGCACCATTGCCAGCGGCATTGCAGCGATAAACAAAGCAACTGCCAGCCCTTCCCAAAAGGGTGTTTTATATGTGGCTAGAGCCTGTCGGCCTTCACGGGCGCGGGATAGGATGCGGGCCATCATTCTCCGCACTCCTCAAAATACTGCTCAACAACAGTAATCAGACAGGGCGCTTCCGCTTTGGCATTTTCCCAAGCGTCATCATCGCCGTCACTAGAATAAGCCACCATGAGGTCGTGAATGGCATCATCGCGCCATCCGTTCAGATCGGCTTCGATAGCGTCGATGCGGTCGCATACAGCCTTGGTGGCTGGCATGAGGCCAAGCTGTGCCAGTTCGGCAATCAGTGCCGCGTAGGGCTTGTGCCAGTCGCGCGCATCAAGTTCCGCGTCGTCCGTTAGGCGGGCCTTTGTTGCCCTTGCGAAGTCTGCCGATGTAAGCATTTGCTTGTCTCCTTTGTTGCCGACAGAATACATGGCTAGATTTGCATGTCAAGCACTGAATTTGCACTTAGCGCAAATAAATAGCGTTGACACGGTAAAAGCGTTATGCCTATAAAGCGCCATGACAAACGAAATCCTTAGCAAAATCGAAGTGCGGGCGCTCAATATCCCGATTGATATTACGGCGCTTTGCATCGCTTCCGGAGTTGCCCCTTCGACGGTTTCGCGCTGGCGGTCTGGCAAAAAGCCAAGGGCGCAGACGCTGAATAAGCTGTATCGCAAGCTCGATGAGCTGGAATCCAAATGAATTACCCGCATCGCAATGGCTCCTCCGGTCGCGATGATGGAAGACTGACGGTCCCGTCTGCGGGTCGCTCTGGTTCGGGCGGGACTGTCTTTTTCGACATAATCAAAATGAGGCTGGAATTTATCCGGCCCGAACTGGTCGCAAAGCAATGGAGCAACATTCATAAAGGAGTGACATCATGAACGAACTACTGATTTACGGCGGCGCATCCTTTGCATTTGCTGCTGGCTATGCCTTCCGCGCACTGACAGCAAAGCCGCTTGGCGACCCCGACTGGCGAACAGTTGCAGTCAATAAAGAAAAGCTGGCAACTGAAAACTGGAACCGCTTTGTTGACGCCTGCCGCGAATGCAACGCCATCGAAGAGGATTACCAAGAGGCACTGGCGAGCAATCGCCGCCTCACAGACGCGCTTCAGGCAAAGAACGAACGTCTGGAGCGTATCGTGGAGGCCTTTGCAGACCAGAAGTCGGGAACTGCGCAAAAGGCCATCAAGTTGGCATTGGGTGAAGCATGATAGCCCGCGCCCGTCTCTGGCTTGCCCTACGCAAGCGCAAAGCAATCCGCAAAGTTGAACAGCAACGCGCCAAGCAAGCCTATTGGGCAGGCCGTCGCAAGGCATGGTCGCGAGACCCGCTGCGGGGTGCAATATGAGCATCTATGAAAGCCCCTCAACGCCAATCGCCTTGGCTCGCTATCTGCTGACATATATCAGCGACGAGTCCGCAATTCTCGGTCATGTAAAGCATCGCTTCGGCGTCCATCTCGACAGCAAAGACCTCGCCCGCATTAAGCGCGATATGCCGCGCAAATACATGCAGGGGCAGGGCAGGCCCAGTGGTTGGGAACGTGGCGCAGAAGGCGATGCCCGCAACTTCAAACCGAAGCGTTATGATGACTTGGCAGCCAAGATTGCCAAGCATCACCCGCGCATAGTCGAGCGCCTGAAGGCCAATCATGTTGCAAAATATGGGAGGGCGGCTCGGTGACAACATCAGACCAAATCGGCCTGATAGCCATGCGCTACGGCGTAACACGCCTCGACGTATTGAGCCGCAACCGCAAGCGCAAAGTCGTGATCGCTCGCCAGCATTGTTATTGGCACTTCAGGGAGCGTGGCA